GGCGATGGTGATCGGGTAGAAAAGAAAAAGCCCGGCTTGTGCCGGGCTTTCGTCGCGTGATGGTAGGACTGTATCGCCGAACGTGCGCAGGTATCACCTGCGCACCATATTCACAAGATCGTGAAATGGCCTATGCTGACTCGTCGTCTCGCACCCGCGATCACTTACGCCTGGCCAGCAAGATTGAAGAGCGGGTTCTCTTCGTCATTGAGGTAGAACAACTGGCTATGCCCCAGCGCATCCCACCGTTGCCCGCCTCCGAAAGATTGTGGAACGTTGAATAGTTTCGGCAAGCCGATCAATACACCACGCTTTGCTTCGTCTGCATACAAATGAAGCACCGAGATAAGAAGGGCAGCCATCGCGTTTAGGCAGTGTTTGAGCGTCGCCATCTCAAACATTTCGTGGCGCTGGTGTTTTACCTTGTTGTGAGCTGACCACCACTTTGGCGCGTCTTCCTTCCGCCAGTCTGTCCAAGGGCGAAGCGTTAGGCCATAGCGCGGGATTGTCACTTCGAAATGGATGAACTTAGCGGAGTAACCGGTAACGGAATCGAAGTAGTGATCGATATTGCGCAGCTCTTGGTCTCCACTTAGACGCCGCGCCAGCTGTTTAAGGACACTGTCGACTTCTGCGCTGGCGCTCAACAGCACGCGCGCAATTTCGATCGAGTAGGTATCGTAGTTGGCCTCGGTGAACTCGACATAGCGCGCGAGCTGATAAAGGTCGTCCTCCAGCGCCAAGAAATAGTTCCAGTGAATGGGAGTTGGTGACTGCGGGATGGACACGACGTTGCATTCCTTTGACCGATTGGCTGGAAAGTATCGGCCGCCCCATGACTGCCGTCTACTGAGTCAGCCCCGGTGCGGCATGATGTTCGAGCTGAGCGCGAGCGCAAGCTTCTTCGCCGCGCCCTGCTCCATCTCGACTAGACGTGTCAGCAACCAATCAACCACTGCAAGCCACACTTGCCGGTAAGCCGACTCGCTCACACCCATTGCCGCAGCACGCTCACGGTTACTAAGGCGCTCTCCCTTCATGTAACCCATCACTACCGCGGCAATCTGCGGCATGCGCTCTTCCAGCCTCTCCGGGAAAAGCTGGTCGCGAGCCACGGCAGCGCGCGCCTTCAGTACACCTAGCTCTCTGCGGGTCTTCTCGCTTTGGTCACGTTCGAACCTCGCAATGCAGTCCTTGATTCCCCACAAAGTTCGGGCGTCGATCGAGCTCCGAGACCTCCGATTTCGCTCTTCCAGCGCCAGACCCGTTATGCCATGGAATACACGAACGATGTCCGCACGGGTCGGGTCAGGCCCATACAGCAGCTCCAGCAGGTCCCGGCCAAGGCCAGCCGGCACCATTCCGAGCGCACCAGCAATATCTATGTTGGTCAGGGCATCTACTCCACCACCTGTGCCGGTACCGGCATCAAGGCGGAATGAGGAGGCATGAAACCTCGCCAATAGCTCACGAACGTCTTTCATGCTGCGCTCCTCAGTTCATTCACGTGGGTCTGTTGTTCGATCAAGTCGTCGTCGCTGCCGTAGGTCTCGTGGAACACCCGGGAGCCGTCCATCAGGCTCGGGCCATAGATCGCGCGCGTCTGAGCGAGGGTCTTGCCCTCAATCGGGTGCCTGCGGTGGTGCCAGACGCAGAGCGCGTAGCCAAAGAGGTGGCCGCGACGGCGGTTGCCGCTCTTGGCGTGGTTGTAATCGCAGCCGTAGACCACGCGGTGCGAGGACAGAAGCCCGGCCATCTGGAGCACCAGGCAAGCCATGCATGGGCCAACCTTCGCCAGTTCGATGCGTTCGGCCTCGGCCGCAGTCGGCGTGCCGGTGGAGTTCTGCATCGCCATCAGTCGAACCCCAACTCCTGGGCAGCGCGCGCCATCGCGGCTGCAGCGCTCTCCCGATTGGACACGTTGGGTGCGGCCGGCCTCTCGTGGACCAGCGCAGGTACAGCGGCCGGTAGCGCGCCGCCGGCGGAGACGTGCTGCATCGCCTGGCTGAAGGCGGCAGCCACCATTCGGGACTGCTGGTAGCCGTCTGCGGCGTTGAACGCGTGCAGGTCCATCAGCGAACGAACCAGCACGGAAAACGGGCTACGGTCCTGTCCGGGGCGCAGCTCCTGCTCCACCTGCGGCAGCGATGGCAGGCCCAAGCACAGCGCGCGGAACTCGCCCGGGGTTGGTGGCCACTTCAGGCCCATGCGCATGCACGCCGCCATGCCATCACCAAGCTGGCGTGGCAGTAGACCTTTCAGCGCCAGCGCCCAAGTCTCGCCGGCCACAGTCAGCGGGCCGTCCGCACTGGCGGGCGCCAGGCCATTGGCGTGCTTCCACTTACCCGGGAACATCGCTTCCATCCGCTCCCACAGGTTCCACAGCGCGTCCATGGCGCGCTGGCTGGGCTCACCCGACAACGGCGAACTCTGCGTCGATGAAATCCTCTGCCGGCTGGCCTCGTCCCGCTCCGCCTGAGTGGCCAGCGTTGCCACCGCCATGGCGGCGTTCGTACTCGGCCCGTGCTTGGGCGACTCCTGCGGCAGAACCTTCTGCAGCTGATCCATGGGCGTTGGCTCCAGTCTTCGGGATTACGGGCAGCGACAGGCCGGCGGCCATAGCGTCGCGGAGGGATTGATTCGGGTCGCCGCCTGATGCGGTCAGGGTTTTCAGCGTTGGCAGGATCTGCAGCCAGCCCTGCACCGACAGCGTTCGACCGGAAACCCGGCGATGGCGGACGAACTGGGCAAGCACCTGCTGATCGATCCAGTCGGGCAGCGAACCCAACGGCGAGATCTCGCGATCGATGTCTGCCTGGGTCAGTTCGTTTCCACACACGCGGTGTGTGTTCTGACGGTTCCCTTTAGTTTCTGACGGTTCCGTGTCCCGTTTTTGGGACTGTTTCGCGGAAAAACGGGACTGTTTGGCGGGAAAAACGGGACTGTTTCCCGTGCTTTTTGGGACTGTTCCGTTTTCGGAACTGTTCCGCTTTTGGGACTGTTCCGTTTTCGGGACTGTTTGAGGTTGGTCACCACCCAGCAGCCGGTAAACGATCACCTGCTTCGTGTCGCCCATGCGGCGCCCACTGTCCTCGATAAAGCCCAGCTCACGCAGACGCAGAAGGTTGGCCAGCACCGTCTTGCGGTCCTGCCCTGTCGCTTCGGCCAGATACGCCACCGATGGGTAAGCCAGCCACGTGTCACCGCTGGCGCAGTTCGCCAGTACGGTCAGCACGAACTTTGCTGAGGAATGCTTGATGGGCAGCTTTAACGCCCAGGTGATCGCCTCGACGCTCATGACGAAGGGCCTGCTGGTCGGTGCATCGGGGAAATTGTCTGTGTCACGCCATTGCTCCTACTTCCTCCTGCATACCCGCATCCCTCAACCGTGCAGGAGTTCGGCTGTCCCTCCAGGAGCTACCTGGCGGTTAGAGGGGCGGGATTCGGTTAGGGGCGCTTACGCGCCACCGGTGGTTTCTTCTCGTCAGCCTTGGCCAACACAAGCCACGCCTCGTACTTCTTGATCTTTTCCCGGATGCCGCTAAGGCGGGCTTGATGGATGTAGCGGGAGCGGCCGCCCGGTGACCCGTTCGCCTCAATTTCCGCAAGAGTTGCGCGCGCATCAGCAATCAGGCGCTCCAGATACACCGTGCGCTTCTCGTCCCATTGGTGGGGCGGCTTTCCAGCAGCCCGAGCGCGCTTGTCCAACTCATCCCGAAGCTCTTTCACCGTGAAGCCAGCCAGCGAGGAACGAATGGCCCGGCTCACTTGTCGCCCCCCAGCAGTGCGACGAAACGGCGCTGGATAGTCAGGGCGGCAATCACCACGTCGTTGCAGCGGTCGATGATCGTCTTTGCGTGCGGGCGGTCTCGCTCATCAATCACACCGTCGGCGATGGCTGGCGTCAGAGCGCCTACCAGTGAGCCGAAGTCCGTCATCAGAACGCCAATTCCGGCCGTGTCTGCGTCAGCGGCTATCAGGCTCAGCCGGATGGGCAGCAGGCCGCGCCGCGCCGCCAGATCCCGCTCGCAGTCGCTGCGGTAGGGTTCGGGCAGGCTCAGGACCCATGCGTCCTCCAGGTCGGCAGGCAAGGTCTTCACCGTGCCGTCCATGTACCGGCGCAGGGCCTGGCCGTTGGCCTTGAGTGCGTCGGCCAGATCGTCACCCTGTCCCATCCGGAGCGGAACTGCCTTCTTGTCGTGCCGGTGCGGGGCGGTCATTGCGAAGTACTGCTCCGCAACGTGCATCGCGAAGCTGTTGGCGTTCATCGCCGTTTCGTTGAGCATCTTGTCGGTGTAGCCGTAGATCACCTGCTGGCGCGAAGGCAGAAACTGCCTCCCCAGCTTCATGACATCGCCGGTACCGGTTGCCAGACTGGCTCCCATGGACGGAATCGAATTCATCTCAGGCGGTCTCCACCGGAACGATGCGGTTGTCGTCGGGATCTGCCGGCGGCACTTCAACTGCGGCAGCCGGCTGGACGCCGAGCAGACGCAGCACTTCGGGCAACGCCGGCAGCGCGCGCTCCTCCTCCCAGCCTTCAACCTGCTCCAGCGGAAGGTGCAGGACGGTCGCCAGCTGCTTGTCGCTGGACAGGCCCAGCCTGGCGCGCAGCGCGCGCTTGCTCATGCGGCAATCAAGCTCAACGGCCAATGCCCTTGGACAACTGACAGAGCTGGCACCGTCCGTAGTGCGTCCAAAGACGTCAGTGCGTGTGACACGGGTGTACGGAGGGATACCTCGATACTTCCAGTTCTGGACACGCTGGGTGCCCTTTGGCATCTCAAATCCCAAGCTTCGGGCCACGTCGGCCGGGCCACCGAGCGCATCTATCAGCTCGGCATCCTTGTGCATGACTTTGTCGGTCGAGTTCATGCCCAAATTAAACACGTTGTTTAAATCACAGTCAACGCCGCGTTTAACAACACGGCGTTTAGTCCCGCGACAATGGCCCATGACCGAAATGCACTCTTCCATGAAGCGCCTTTACGCTGCGGCTGCTCAGCTGGAGCCCGCGATCAGAGGACAGTCAGCGCTTGCAAGGGCGCTAGGCCAATCCCCGCAGACCCTAAAGAACTGGGAGTCTCGATCAACTGGCGTTTCAGCAGCTGGCGCAAATAGGGCGCAGCAAGAGCTAGGGATTAGCTCGACTTGGATTCTGGAAGCACACGCGCCAATGTTCATAGGCGGTTCGTCCACTGTCTCTACTCGTGCGACGCCAGACGACTATGTTCGCGTTCAGCAACTGGAGGCCACGGCAGGCATGGGAGAAGGGGTGGAAAACCCGGATTTTCCGGAGGTTATTCGAGCGATAGATTTCGAGCCAGGCTACATTCGTAGCATTGTAGGATTCGTGCCTGTGCCTGGACGTTTGCGCCTGATTTCGGGAAGCGGCGATTCAATGCTGCCGATCATCCAACCTGGCGACGCAGTTGTCGTAGATACCGGTATAACTTCGTTTGACGGCGACGGCATTTATCTGATCAACATGGGAAACGGCCAGCAGATAAAGCGCTTGATCGACAGAGGGATCATCCACGTTGCCAGCGAGAATAAAAGCTACGGCGATCCCTTTCCCATCCCGGAGGGAACAGTGATTGGCGGAAAGGTCTATCTCCGCAATCGGATCGAACGATTTAACTAGTCCGCGGCTCCCCAACAAAAAAGCCCTGCCAATGTAGGGCTTTTTTGTGCAAGCCTTCATCAGCCGGCGGCGGCCTTCGGCCAGCAGCGGACGTTCGAACGCCTGAATCAAGCCGACCCGCGAAGCAGGTTCGGATTGAACGAATTGTTAGGCGAAACCTTGGCCGTCCCAACCACGAACGGTAGAAGGTACGGGTAAAGGTGCTGGATTGTCTGAATACCCAACGATCTCCAAGCCCTGAAAGTTGCCGCCCAGCGCAAAAACAATGATGCCTACTTGCTCCCCGGCAAGGGTCTCCCCGATAGCGTCGGCTACCACATCCGCGATTTCACCAGCCTTGATGTGCCGAAAATCCACTGATGCACAGCCGCATTGACATTTACCTACGACCTGTAGCGAATCGAGTTGACCTAGCGGGGGTAGATCAGCTCCATCGACCGGAGCGTACTGAAGTGCGCGCTCAAGAATGGTGCGTTCCTCGGCAGATATTGCTCTAACAGCTATCGGTGATCTTCCCATGCCGCCTAACGCCTGAATTAAGCCGCGCCGCGAAGCGGGTTCGGCTTGAATGAATTAATAGGTGTTCAGCGACCGTGGAACACCTTGAGCACTATGCCATTACTTGCACAGACTAACGCTTCCGGCGTGCCACCACGCCAGCCTTCGGGCAGGGTGCCAAACACACGCCATGTGCCGTTAGACAGCTCTGCAAGGTATGGCTCTCGCTCCTGCACCGTCGCCGGGCTGAACGTGCCGTGCCAAGCGGCCTTGGCGGCGGCAATAGCATCGAGTTCTGTCGAAACCACCGCCATGGCACTTGGCGTGATAGCAGGACAATCTGACGCGGATGCAGCCAGAAGAAAGGTGAGTGCGAGAGGAAAAGTCATGAGCACCTAACGCCAAAATTAAGCCGACCTGCGAAGCGGGTTCGGATTGAATGAATTAATAGGTGTGCTCACGCCGACCAACAATAGAGTGGGCTGCCGAACACGCCATGTGCGCCAAGATTGTCGCGGTCTGTGCCCCAGAAGCAATAGAATTGATCTTTGTCTGGCTGATACACCAGCCAGTGGCCGGAGGAGTTATGGGCAACACACTGGCCGGAAATGGACGTGCCAACTGCTGCGTCCGGGAAGCCAGGAGGCATAACCGTCGCGGCGAGCCGGAAGGGCGAGCAGGCATGTGCCCGAATGTCCGCAGCTAAGCCGGAGAAATAAGCCTGTGCATCAGCGCCGGTGTTGAAGTAGACGCCACACGTGTCCGTTAGAGCAGCTTCGAGTTTTGTCAGCGGCGAATCTTTCACAAGCACACCTAACTAACTAATAGACAGACCCGTCGGTCCGGTTATACGACTCATGCACAAACCACCGTATTGCAGGCTTTCCCTTTGATACAGCTCGATCTTAGGGCGACTGGGTCCGGCCAACAAGCCGGCGTATACCCAGACCCAGCGGCAGGCACGGCGGCCGCACCAATGGCCGCTATGGGTCGCTGCCGGCCAGCCGGTGGAGCTAGGGAAAGGCGCGAATTAAACATAGTGTTGACTTATGGCTAAACACGCTGTTTAATTCCTCCATCGCCCCGCGACACACCCATTCCGGGCAGGGGCTGGAGATCAGGTTCATGGCAACCGCACGGAAGAAGCCCGGCCGCCCCAAGAAGGCCGGCCAGCAGCCTCGCCAGTTCAGCATTCGCATGGAACCGGCACTCATCGAGAAGGCTCGCCAGATCGCTGTCGCCAATGGCGTCAGCGTCTCCCAAGCCGTCAGCGTCTGCGTTGCCAACTACCACCTCCCCGAGAAGATCGCGGCAGCAGCCGCAGCGCTGCTTGCAGCGCGCGAAGCCGATGGCGGTGCTGCAAGCAGCGCGATCACGTCCAAGTGCTATCGCCTGCCCGGTGGCTTCCTCGACGGCACCGACTACGTCGAAGTGTTCTCCGACGGCACGTCTATCTGCCACCAGCGAAACGGTCAGCCTTCGGAGCGGTTTTCCCACATCTTCCAGCGCCCTATCAAGAACGGCGAGTGGGTGGAGATCGAGAACCCGGTCATTGCGGGAGACGCCGCATGATCCGGACCTTGCTCGGCTCCCTGCTGCTCATCCTGGGCGGCTGCGCCGCCACCGGCCAGCCCGAACACGCCACCACTGCTGCAGTGACCACCGATGGTGACGTGACGGTTCCGGCAGATCTGGTCATCACCAGCCCACGGATCTGCGCCGCCCTCGCTGTGTACGAGCTGGCAGACCACGACGACTGGGGACTGCGCGGCACCATCGCGGCGACCGCCCTCAACGGCTTCCGCGCCGCCGACCGCGTGCCGAACTGCGCCGCCGGCGTTGCCGTCGCACTCACCGCCGATTTCTCCCCTCGCCGCTGGCAAGACGCGCTCGACGCTGTCGATGCCGTCGCCAGCGGCTCCTATCCCGTTCCAGACGCATGCGCCCGGGCAACTGCGGTTGTCCCCCTCTCTGCGGTCAGTGCCGACTCCCCCTCGGCCGCCCGGGCGCACTGCGTCATCTATGACCTGGCTTTCATGGGTGAAGCGCCGTGAAGCACTCCACCCCCGAATTCCTCGGAACCCTTCTTGTGACCCTGGCAGCTGCCGCCATCGTCGGCGTCGTTCTCACCCTGCTGGCCTACGGCAAATAGGAGAAGTACATGCAACGCATGATCACGGAACAGGTGCCGATCATTCCCTGCAGCAAGGGACATGCAGCGCGGCACATGCTGGACCTGCGCCGCCCCTCGGCTGGCGGCGGACACAGTGTCGAGTGCGCCTGCACCAGCACTGCCAGGCACCTGACCTTCGAAGAAGCGCACGCCGAATGGAACCTCGTGCATGGACAGCGCGCGCCACGGCGTAAGACACCGGCGAAGCGGTCGGTATTCCCTTCGGAACTCGCCCAGATGCCGCTGGCCCTGTGAGCTTCCCATGACAGATCAAGCCCAGTGCGACGAGCTGCTCGCGGCGCTCAGCAAACGGCCGATGACCGCAATGGAGATCCTCCTGGAGCTCGGTATCGGCAGGCCCAGCGCGCGCATCTACGACCTGCGGCAGCAAGGCCACCCGATCCACTCCACGGAAATCGTGGTCAAGAACCGCAAGGGCAAGCCCTGCCGCGTTGCCCGCTACAGCGTAACCACCGACCAGCTGCTGCTTATACCCAACCTGCCGGGCCGCGCTCGGTACACCCACCGCCCAGGCCAGAAGGACGCCCACGAATGAACGCCCACGACGCGATCAACAATCCCCCGCAGGGTGACAGCAAGCTGACCGTGCTTGACTTCGCCGACGGCCAGGCCAAGGCGCATGGCGCCGGCTATCAGGCTGGGTACGCGGATGCGGTGAAGGCGATTGAGGTTGGCAAGCCCGCCGCAGCTCAGGAGGCGGTGGCATGGAGCAAGACGAAGCCGACCGCCGAGGGCGCGTACTACGTGCGCGGGTTCAATCTCTTCCAACTCGCCCAGTACGAAGCGCTGGTGCAGGTTCGCACGCATCACTTCGATGGCGAGCCTGCCCCCGAGCTGGTTTGCAACATCCACGAATCGACCAGCAATGCGGACATGGACGATTGGTCGCCCATGGTCGATATGTCTGACGACTTCGAATGGTTTGGCCCGCTGTTCGCCGCCCCCGTCGATGACATTCGTGCGTTGATCGAGCAGCCGACGATGAGCACCCCCGCAGCGCCCGGGATCGACCTTGCCACGGTTATCCGCTACTGCTGCGAAGCCGAGCAGGCCGACCCAGATAACCCCGACACCATCTGCATCAACGTCAACGACCTGACCGCGATCATGCAGCAGTACGTGATCGACGCCAGCCCCAAGGGCGGCAGCACTGAGTGCAAGCCGAAGGTCACCCATGTGCGTCAGATCATCGAATACCTGCGTGGGAAACCAGAGTGGGACGGCAAGACCTACGACGAAGAGCTCGCAGCTATGTTGCGCGATTTGAAGCAGGCCACCAGCGCCGAGGTGGGGGGATGAGCGTCGACTTTCCAAGGGCGTGGGAGATCACCCGCAGCGTGGAGCGTGAGTACCACCACAACCGGTGCAGCTACAACACGCACGGCATGCTCTGCGATTGCGACGTGCTGATGAAGCACCCCGAGCAGTTGGACGCGACGTTCTACGGTGCCGGCGGTCGTGCCATCCGAGCGGCCGACGAGCAGCCCACCAGCCACGGCGCGGGGGTGGCCTGATGGGCATGGACTTGTATCCCCGCAACAAGGCACTGGCCGCGTTCACCGCTGGCGCATTCTTCTGGCCGTGGATGCTGGAATCAGGCGTTGGCCTTCCGGTCGGCTATGGCAAAGGATTCACGCCAGGCCAGTACCTACAGATCAATCGACCTGATGGCATGTCTCTGGCGCACAACGACGGAGCGCGAGTTACAGCAAAGGAAGCCAAGCAGATGGCGCAGATTGCGCGGTGGGTCGCCGCCTATCAAGACTCACTCTATGCCGAGTGGGAGCGGATGCCCGAAAGCGAACGTAACGACATGGCCGCGCTGGAACGCTTGGTCCCTTGCAACAAGCCAGTACGGCGGGACTTCGTTGCAAGGCTTGTCGCATTTGCAGATTGGGCAGAACAATCGGGAGGCTTCCGTGTCCACTGAGAAAATGGATGACCAGCAGCGCGCCAGGGAGCCGCAATCTTCCTGCCTGCAAGAAATGTTGCAGCACATGCGCAAGCGTGGATGGATCGGCGCTGATATCGAATCACTGATCCTGACGCACGCGGCAATGGACGCCACCGCCCTGCGCGCCGCGCCGGAGGTGCCTGCAGCTCGGGTTGCTGAGCTTGATGGACTCGAATCACTGTCGCTCATCGAGCACGTTCGACGCTTGGCCGAAACCCAAGGGGCGCACGTCCGCTACTGGGCGGAAGCCTATGGCGTGCAAGCCAAAGAGCCGCACTTCCAGGGGCATGGCGTAGTCGCTGGGCTGCTGGCGGAATACGCCGATCTGCTGGAACGTCTCGCCGGCCGCCCGCAGGGGGTGAAGTGATGGCCCGGTACTTCATCAACGACTCCGAGGTTTCGCGCGATGAGGCGTTCTATGCATGGCGTTTCTCGCAGACGTACCGTCAGGCTCGGCACAACAATGTGATCTGGGACAACGCGCACCACGGACAGGCTGACGCGATGAACCACCTGCGCGAGGCAGGCGTCAGGATCGAGGCGGACAGCCCGCAGGAGGCGAGCGATGCGTGAACTATCGCTTCCTCAGCAGCTCCAGCTCGGCCAGCACTTCAAGCAGGCCGGCATCCGACGCCATACCCCGCTGAACAGGGCAGCCTTCGTAGTAGCCAGGGTTGAGCCACGCCCGAGCCTTCGCACCCAAGACAGCATCGGCGGCATCGAGCAGGACCTCGTGGCGTGCGTTCCGCAGCAGCAGCTCCATTCGCGGACCGTAGGCGTCGATGAGCGTGCCGGCACCCTTCAGGTCGCCGCCAGGGCCCCGTGTGGCCATCCGTGCGTCGTGCAGTTCCATGGCCATGGACAGCAGCAGGTGGCCAGTGTCCGAGTGAGGGCCGTCCAGCAGCTTTGCCGCACGCTTCTGCGCCGCGGCGTACAGCTGCTCTCGGGTGTGTTGGCTGTAGGGGTTGGTTGTCATGGCGCGGATCGTAGTGCCACGCGGTATCAGGAGGTGAGCCGTGCGATCTGACCGGACGCAGATGGACATCTTTCGGGACGATCCGCGCCGCGAGGCGGACGCCAATCGAGCAGCGGCCGATGAAGCGCGCAAGGCCTTTCAGTTTCCGCCAGTGATTCGCGAAGAGCGAGTGCGGCACTACTTGGTCGAAGCCGCCAAGTTCGATGCCCTGGCGGACCAATGCAGAAAGCAAGGACACAACCAATGACCACCACTACCGTCTTCCTGCTGCTCGCTGAGTTCGGTACCGGGCACATCCCCTTGGAGAAGTGCTGCCAGCACTTTGGGATGAAACCGGAGGAAGCGAACAAGCGCGCTGCGCGCCAGTCGCTTCCGGTTCCAGTGTTCCGCCTGGGCAGCCAGAAGTCTCCGTGGCTGGTAGCAGCCGACGTGCTGGCTGCTTACATCGATGGACAGCGCGATGAGGCTACGAAGCAGTGGCTGAAGCTGCAGCGCGCATCATAGGAACGCCCCGCTGGTGCGGGGCGCGCATCGCCAATATGTCGCCAACCAGCGACTCACAGCATGCGAGCTCAACTATCGAGCGAGAAGAACTTCCGCAAGCTCATCCACCGTCACGCCCCCACGGTCGAGTATCACCGAACGAATTGATTTGAACTTCTCAAGCATTGCTGCATAGCGAGTGGCGAGCGGCACATGGGAATTGAAGCCGCGCCCGCTAAACTCTGTGAAACGGTTCAGATCTTCGACCAAAAGAGTGACATAGCCCATCAAGTCAGTTTCGTTGTTTCCATCAAATCCTGAAAACTTCGGATTCTTGCCCCAGACGCCAGCCTTGCCTTCAAGCTCCTCGCGCTCTTCTGGGCTGAGATCGGCGACGGAATTCTCAATGAATGACCACATGTCGAGGACATCAATGACGAACTGGAATTCCGTTGGTATGTCAGAGTCGTCGAAGATTTCGTTGTGAGCCCAGGCAATTGCGAACTCATCCTTCCACGCAGCCACCTTGGAAATGAACTCAGGATTGAAGTCTCCTCTCACGTTCAGCGATTTTTGGATATCTGCCAACATCATGACAATCAACCGCTGTTCATCAGTGAATCTCATTCTCTTCCTCCATGATTGATTCGCAGACACGCGAACACTGCTTACATTCTAAGTCCCTTTATCATGACTCTGCTTGACCATCTGGCTATCTAGCGGGGACGTACTCGCCGAATGCGGGCCTAGACACATCCCGTTGGAGAAGTGTTGCCGGCAATTTGGAATGAAGCCGGAGGATGCGAACAAGCGCGCTGCGCGCCAGTCGCTGCCAGTTCCAGTGTTCCGTTTGGGAAGCCAGAAGTCTTCGTGGCTGGTAGCAGCCGACGTGCTGGCCGCTTACATCGATGGGCAGCGCAATGAGGCTAAGAAACAATGGGAGAAGCTACAACGAGCATCGTGAGATAGCCTCGCTATCGTGGTCTCTTCACCGGCAAGGATCGAACACGGCGAACTACAGAATAAGAAATCCCTTGGCAGTTACGCGATCAATTGGCATAACGACGATTCCTCCGCACTCGCCTATGCTTGGTTGGTCATCCCATGCTGCCTTCACAAGACCGTAAGCCGTAGACCCACTAAACACGGGCCCGCCGCTATCCCCACCAGCGCACAACAAGTTTGGCCCCTCGATGCGCAGCCACTCACCGCTAGGACAGGTTGTTTGATCAGGATTATTGCAAGTGGTAGTCCCGGCATACGTCCACTGATTAGAAACAACCACACCACAACTGGCGCCAGTCTTGGCACCCATGTGACAGGCAGCTGTTCCGATAGGTGGATTCGGGACCTGTAGAACCACAACCTCGCCGCAATCTTGAGTGTTCTTGCAGAAGACTGCATTGGCCTGTAGCCCACCATCGAAGCTGTGCCACTGCAAATCGTATTCACCTCCCCAGAATCTACCTTCAAGGGTGGTCGGCAGAATCACGGACGGAATTAGGCTAGGGGGAACCGGATAGTCCTGATACACCAACGTATCTGGGCAATGGCCCGCGGTCACGATACCTGTCTTACCGGAGGCTATATGATGAACGGTAAAGCCCCCAGTACAGTAAAGACCAGTACTTACGGACAACAGCTTCCAACCGCCGGGAATGACACCGGGCAGCGCAGTGATGCTCCTGCGTGAACTGTCCGCCCGATGCCTATCATCAGTGGCGCGTGATACAGGGCCGGCCTCTTTCGAAGCCGGTCTTCCAAACGAGATTTCCACCTTGACACCCAGCGCCTGCTCGATGCTGGACATCTCAGCCTCTACCGCAGTCCTCTCGCCGTCCTGAGATTCAACGTCAGCATGCAGAACGCCGGTTCTTGCATCGAGATATCCGCCGACAACTCCAGGAACCATCAAGCTGAGTCGCCGAATGAGCTCCCTTTGTCGTTGGAGGCGCGCTTCCGCAGATTCCTTAGCCCCTTCCTGAAACATCACTGATACAGGCCCTGCGGCCGTACTGATAACACGTGGAGCAACTTTCTCTGATCCAGAAAGCAGCACCCTTACCGACTGGTGAGGGTAGTCCTCCCAATAGACTTCAGCAATCCGCTCCTTGAACTCCTTGCGAATCACATCAATCTCTTCTTGTGCCAAAGCTTGCCTAGCGAGGTCGGCTTTCGCGGTGCTGATCGGTGCTCCGGTCGTACGAGAGTAGGTCTCGATTGCCACTTCATCAGACAGACGGTCAAGATCCACCTGCTTGGCGACAATCTTCTGATCCTGCGCAACGACTGAGCCAGCAACACCAATGCTCATGCAGATTGCAGCGATGATCCTCATCTTCATATCAACGTCTCCTGTACTCCCCTGCTCCTTGGGTCGATTTACCACATCGACGTTAGAGCTTTGTTAGGAAGAGCCATGAAGCGAAGATGAACTCAATAGAATAGCTCCTTCACCGAAGACACACCCCTGTCACTTTGGCATGACGCCGCAGGAAGCGAACAAGCGCGCTGCGCGCCAGTCGCTGACGGTTCCAGTTTTCAGCTAGGGCAGTCAGAAGTCGCCATGGCTCGTTGCTGCGGACGTGCTTGCTGCCTACATCGATGGGCAGCGCGATGAGGCTACGAAACAGTGGCAGAAGCTGCAGCGAGCGTCGTAACTAACCGTCTCTCCAAAAGCTTTGCAGTAATAGACACAACTATTATCTAGCTAGATGCTTCCGCGATTAGCACCTATCACTTGCCCCTGGCGCTCTTCTTTGCCCTCTTTGCTTCCTTCTTCGCCCGCTGACCCGCCGCCATCGCTGAGGCTTTGAGCTTAATCTGGCCGTCCACAGGATTGTGGTGCAACGGAAAAGCGAAATGCGTTACCGAATAGATTTCACCCGTCGCAATGGATTCATCTCCTGACACAAACGTTAGCTCCAGAGGGCCATCAGTGATGTTGATGCCCTCAACCTGATCAGCAAGCGTCGCTCTCCATTCAGTAAGAAGATCGTCAGCATGTTCCTTGTAACAGTAGAGAAGCAGTCCGCCGCGAGAGTGGGCACGCAATCCAGTGCTGTAGCGCTCAGTCAGCTGAAGATAACCATCCCAAACATGTGCTACGCCAGTGAAGATCTTCGCCTCGCCGATCCATAAGTACTCATTCGCGTAGGAGATGGAGACATCGACATTTCCCCCAACGCGAGCCGAAGTCGCCTGGAGCCCAAAGCACGTCAGGTTGTTCGTTACATGAGCTGTCAAGGCGTCTTCGCTCAACCCCTGAATGTCATTCTTCTTAACAGCCATCTGGCGCATGACTGACTCAAGGCAGCGCTCCACTGCATCTGACCATTCGTCGTATGCGGGTCGATCAAACTTCCACAGAAGCAGCTGGAAGCGGAGCGCATCCTGCGGATCATGAGAAAACGCATCCCTCCAATCGCTCAACTTCATTTGCGCATCTCAAGAGTCGGAGATGGCACGAAGTACGGCTCTAGAGCATGTTCGAAGTCGGGGATCAGATCACCAGTTTCCGGGTCTTCGAATACCCCACTTTTGAAAGCACTACGCACCGACGCGTCAGAGACCTTTTGACCCTGCGGGTAGAGACCTGCAGGGTCGAAGTAAAGATAGTGGATATCCAAGAGCTGGGCATTGGTCCATCCCACCAGCACTTGTAGGCCACGCAGCAGATTTGGATCGTTCGCCTCCCGCCCCACCCAGCCGGCGATTTCTCCCGTCGTCCAAAAAGGGGCAGCCAGCTGTGAACGCCTCATCTGGCTGGTCACAGCTTGAACAATATCCGCGCAAACAACTCTAAGTTGTTCGTCAGGGAGCCTATCGACTGCCTCTTGGATGTGTTCGAGGGTGGCCATTACACACTCAGATATGAGCTAGAACCTTCGAGGTTACAAACTCCAAGTCTCGTGAGTTGATACTGTTTCTGATGATGAAGTGGTCCAAAACACCTGTATGCAAATGCCTTGCCGTACCCGGAAGGATTAGTTCAGGCTTAGATGCCATGCCGCCATCAACCTTTCTGTCGTCCCACGATATTGCCCCACGATACGTGAGCAAATTGTTACCCACAGCCGCAGCTCCGGCGACATCATAGGGATCATCTCGGAGATTTCCTCCGCCCCTTCTCGCAGTGTGCTGCTTCACTGCGTCAGAGTTGTTGACGAACCCGTGATCAACCAGCCTGCCATCACGCGCCTTGTAGAGACCAGCAACAGCTTTCCATAGATTGACGCTCTTGACCGGCCTACCCAACACGATCCGGACTTGGGCCTCCAAATACTGTTGAGAAGCCTTTGCAAATCCAGAGGGGACCTTGGCTGGGAGATCCGCAGTCAGTACTGCGTAATCGAGCCCAGGGATCAAACAAACAGAGTCAAAAGTCTGCCAATGCGCCAACTTGGTTGCATATAGCCGCTCGTAGCCGTCATTAGCCCCTGCCACAAGCTGGTTTACAGAAATCTCCACACGGTCTTGGTAGCTACGCACAGCTGTGAACGTTGCGGCTGCAGCCCGGGAGAGCTGGAGCATTCCCAACGAAGTCGGATTTGCAGCCATGAACTGCGGCAGCTGAGCATCAGGCGCAATGCCTGGAAAGGCATCAGACAAAACATTGGGGTGGCGCCGCTTGCCTTCAATCCACGCAGCGAGCTTCTTTCGCTCAGCCGCACTTACTTCGATGAGCCGCACAAGCTTCTCGCCTGCGACAGCATGCTCCTCCATCAGAGAACCAAGCTTCGCGTCTCGAACTGCATCTCTTGCACTCTGCAACGCACCGTCGATTGTCGGTTGTGACCCGCGTGTCGTCTCGAAGCCTGCAGCCTTGAGTATAGGCAACCCTACAGCCAACCACGGAGCACGCTTCGCCACCGCGCGCAGCACATAGCTCAGATTCATTACCCGCTCCCCCTGAAATCCATTAAGAAAAACAAGCTTCCTAAAAGGGATGCTATTGCATGCCAGTGCCCAGCAAAAGGGCTAGCCCCACAACTGGAGAGCAAGCAGGACGACAGAAGGGCTACATAGATAGAGCAAAGTTTTCTATGTCAATGTTATTACAGTATATTTTTCCCCCGTACGTCCAGTCCATCATCGGGGCGACGGACAGGCGCAAGGAGGCGTCGTAACGGAGGTTTTGGGACGGGGAAGGCATGCAGCGAGCGGTCTTGTGATGCGTCAATGACGCCATTTTCGCCCAAGTCAGCCGATCTTGCCGGGCGGATGGCCCGAGGCCTTCAGGCTGTGCCCGGGTTTGTGCGCATGCAAGGAGGCGCGGTCATGTTCCAGCGCTGCCTGGCAACAACACACCCTGAAACAGAATGCTTACCCATGCGCTACGGCAAGGGGCCGAACAGCTGCAGCAGCAGCAACCACAACACCTTGCACGCCACGTGCAGCGCCTGGTCCAGGTTGTAGCTGATGCGGTGTGCGCATTTGAGATCATCAATCACCATGTGGCTGAGGGTTTCCAACAGCCCCAGGGCGATGCTGCCGGTGATCCAGCCCACCGCGCCCCCGTGGATCGCACCATGTGCGGCAAGGGCCTGGTACCACGGCACACCGGGCATCGGCACCTGGCGGTTCTTGGCCCGCGACAGGAACTCGCCCTGCAAGGGGTAGTCGGCCACCGCGTGGGCGACGAGCAGCAACGCAAACATCTGTAACAGCGCGTGGTAGGCCATCTGCAGCTTGGGTTGGGGCGTGGGCGGAGTCTGGCATTTCCTGTCACACGGCAGCAAAGCAGGTTTCGCGCAGAACCCTCGTCCCAAGGCCAGGCCTTCGCTTGGATCCACCCTGCGCAACAGCAAGCGCCAGCACTCGTCCCTGAGTGCCTGGGCCTTGCCGCTGTTGCGGCACAGCCGCCCCCGTTCCGGTACTGCCTTGGCGCCTGCCACCGGCCTCAAGCCGCGTGACCGGCCCAGCTTAGAAGACCGGCGTAAGAGCGAAACTGCCTAGAATATCGCCCTGCCCGATCGGTCCCTGCGTCATGAATGCCTATGCCCTGCTCGCCTGCGCCATTGCCTTGGAAGTGGCAGCCACCTCACTGCTGAAAGCCTCCGATGGAATGAGCCGGCTATGGCCCACCGTAGGTGCGCTGCTCGGTTACAGCGTGTGCTTCTGGCTGTTGGCATTGGTGATGAGGACCATCCCCACCGGCATCGCCTACGCGATCTGGTCCGGCGTCGGCATCGTGTTGATCTCGTTGATCGGGCTGTTCGTGTTCAAGCAGAAGCTTGATGCGGCGGCCATCGTCGGCATTGGCCTGATCTGCGCCGGGGTGCTGGTGATCAACCTGTTCTCACGTTCAACGGCACATTGAGCGGTAGAGCCGAACGTGGTTCGCCGTTGCCCCCTCCCTTTTGCGTAGCAAAGGGGGAGGGTTGGGGAGGGGTGCTTTGGCTCTGCTTGCTCCGCGGCTTACGCTACTCCTACGAGATTGCTGGCAACGCCCCTGCCGAGCAGGGCTCGGCACTACCGTCGTTGCCCCCTCCCTTTTGCGTAGCAAAGGGGAGGGTTGGGGAGGGGTGCTTTGGCTTTGCTTGCTCCGCGGCTTACGCCGCTCCTCCGAGATTGCTGGCCACGCCCCTGCCGAGCATGGCTCGGCACTACCGTCGTTGCCCCCTCCCTTTTGCGTAGCAAAGGGGAGGGTTGGGGAGGGGTGCTTTGGCTCTGCTTGCTCCGCGGCTTACGCCGCTCCTATGAGACTGCTGGCCACGCCCCTGCCGGGCAGGGCTCGGCACTACCTTGCTTCCATCGCCGCTGGCTTAAACTGTGCTTCCCCGCGTGAGGAAGTTGTCGATGTACGGAACCGACGTTGCGCTGCTGGTAATCGATCTGCAACCGGATTTCATGCCCGGCGGTGCCCTGCCCTGCCTGCAGGGTGACACCATCGGGCCGGGCATCGCGGCACTGCTGGATGCGCGCGAGTATCACACCGTGGTTGCCACCCAGGATTGGCACCCGGCCGATCACGCCTCGTTCGCCAGCCAGCACGACGGGCGTAAACCATTCGATTCCATCGAACTGCACGGCCAACCACAAACCCTATGGCCAGACCACTGCGTCCAGGGCACAGAGGGAGCAAGCCTGGATACACGGGTGGACTGGAAGCACGCCGACCTTATCCTGCGCAAAGGCACCCAGCGGCGCGTGGATTCCTATAGCGCGTTCCGCGAGAACATCGGCCCGCAAGCCACCCGGGCCCCCACCGGACTGGCCGGCTGGCTGCATGAACGCGGCATCCGCGAGGTCCACGTCTGTGGCTTGGCACGTGACTACTGCGTGCTGTGGAGCGCGCAGGACGCGGCCATCAGCGGTTTCCGGGTGCGCTTCCTGTGGGAGCTGACCCGGCCGGTGGCCAACGCCAATGACGAGGCCACACGCATTGCCCTGATCGAAGCGGGCATCGAGATCGTCTGACCCCGCCGGGCTCAGCGAAACACCACCGTGCGGTGGCCGTTGAGCAGGATGCGGTGCTCGACGTGGCGGCGCACCGCACGCGCCAGCACCTGCGATTCGGTATCGCTGCCCAGCTGCACCAGCTCGCGGGGGGTCATTGCGTGGTCAACACGCGCCACGTCCTGTTCGATGATGGGGCCTTCGTCCAGATCGGAGGTTACGTAGTGCGCGGTGGCGCCGATGATCTTGACCCCGCGCGCATATGCCTGGTGGTAGGGCTGCGCGCCCTTGAAGCTGGGCAGGAAGCTGTGATGGATGTTGATTGCGCGGCCCGACAGCGCCTGGCACAGGCGCGGCGACAGGATCTGCATGTAGCGCGCCAGCACCACCAGATCGATGCGTTCACGCTCGACCAGGTCGATGATCTGCTGTTCCTGCTGCACGCGGTTCTCGGCGCTCACTGGCAGGTGATGGAAGGGCACATTGTAGGAACCAGCCAGCCCGGCGAAGTCATTGTGGTTGGAGGCCACTGCAGCGATATCCACCTTCAGCTGGCGGCTATGGGTGCGGAACAGCAGGTCATTGAGGCAATGGCCCTGCTTGCTGACCAGCACCAGCAGGCGCGCACGGCGGCGCGCATCGTGCATTTCCCACTGCATGGCGAACTCCTCGCCAAGACCCTGCAGTCGCGCACGCACCGCGGGCGCATCTCCTGCCGTGGCCATGTCGAAATGCACGCGCAGAAAGAAGCGCCCACTCTCCTCGTCACCAAACTGCTGGGCATCGAGGATGTTGCAGCCTGCCTCGAACAGCAGGCCGGACACGCGATAGACAATGCCGGTGCGGTCCGGGCAGGAAAGGGTAAGGATGAAATCAGGACGCATGGCCAACAACGTTCATCAGGCGGGCCGTGGAAAGTAACCGCTCCGGTCGATTTCCGGCAAAGACAGTTGCAGCTGACACAGTTCGCCCGTCCCGGGCTCAGTGCGGATGCACGGTCAGTGCCACCAGCCGCACCACCAAGGGCCGCACCACCAATACACAGCAGAAGGCGGTTGGCATTGCCAGGCAGTAAGCCGACAGCACCCGCGCCGGGAACTGGCCATCGATGCCGGCATTGGCGGCGGTGATCACCAGGCACATCAGCATGGCCATGATCGAGGCCATGAAGAACGCGAAAACAACAGGCGTGGTACGCGCATGCAACTTCCAGCGGGCAACGGCGGTGGGACGGGGGTCGAGCATCCAGCGGGATCCGGGCAGGCAGCAGTCAGGTGCTGCGGGCCGGGCACGATAGTCGGCAAGCCGGCGGACGGCTAGATCGCGTTGGCTTGGCGCTTTATAAAGATTTACTTTGCAATCCTCCCGGAAAATGCCGAGCGGCATGAACATCCTCCACGCCATCCGCAGCTTCATCCGCACCGCCGACGCCGGCAGCCTGGCCGCTGCCGCGCGTACCCTGGGCATCAGCGCGGCAGCGGTGGGCCAGAACATCGCCCGCCTGGAAGCCCATCTGGGCGTGCGCCTGTTCAACCGCACCACCCGCCAGCTGGCCCTGACCGAGCGCGGTGCCGTCTACCTGGCACAGGTGCGGCATATCGAGCGCGATCTGCAACGTGCGCAGGCAGCAGTCACCGACCCCGATGCGCAGCCGGCCGGGCGCCTGCGCATCGCCAGCAGCGTCGCCTTCGGCCGGCATGTGCTTGCGCCCCTGCTGCCGGCCCTGCAACAGCGTTATCCACGACTGGAAATGGAGCTGCTGCTGGCCGACCGCAGCGTCGACCACGGCCATGAGGATGTGGATGTCAGCATCCGCATCGAGCCGCAGCTGGAAGAGGGTCTGGTGGCACGACCCATCGCACAGATACCGTTCGTGTTCTGTGCGGCCCCGGCCTATCTGGCGATCGCCGGTACGCCGCGCACACCCGATGAGCTGCGCGAGCATCGCTGCCTGTTGTTCCGCTACCCGCTGGATGGGCGCTACCTGCGCTGGGGCTTCGTCCGCGACGGCCTGCGCTTTGATGCCGAGGTGCAGCCGGCCCTGGTCAGCGACGACATTGATGCCTTGGCGGCGATGGCCGCCCGCGGCGGCGGCATCACCCGGCTGGCGGCCTTCGTCGCCGCGCCCTATCTGGCCCGCGGCGAACTGCAGGCCTTGTTCCAGGATGAGGCCTGCAGCGATGTGCGGGCCTCGCCAGAACCGATGCGTCTGTTCCTGTGCGTCAGCGACCGCCGCGACCTGACCCCGAAAGTACGCTCGCTGCTGCAGCACGTCCTCGATGCCCTGCCGCCGGCCTGGCGCATCGACATCGACCACGCCTGAGCGCCAGCGGCCACACCGCTGGCGCCTTCGCCGGACGTCAGCCTCGCTGGTCGAGCTTGAACAGACCGCGCGCTTCATGGGGTTCGCAGCGCATGTATTGCGGCGACACCGTCACCTGCGCGCCCAGCGCTGCCGCGGCATGCCACGGCCAGCGCGGGTCGTAAAGAATGCCGCGGGCGATGCCGATCGCATCGGCCTTGCCATCGACGAGGATTTCCTCGGCATGCGTCGGCTCGGTGATCAGGCCCACCGCGATCACCGGCGTGCCGATTTCGGCCTTGATCGCCGCCGCCTGCGGCACCTGGTAGCCGGGTTCGACCGGAATCTGCTGGCGCGGGTCCAGCCCGCCACTGGAGACATGCAGGAAATCATTGCCACGTGCTTCCAGCGCCTTGGCCAGTTCAATGCTCTGGGCAACATCCCAGCCGCCTTCCACCCAGTCGGTGGCGGAGATGCGCACGCCCAAGGCCACATTGGCCGGCACCACTGCGCGCACCGCATCGAATACCCGCAGCAACAGGCGCATGCGGTTTTCCAACGTGCCGCCATACGCATCGTCGCGCTGGTTGCTCAACGGCGACAGGAACTGGTGCAGCAGATAACCATGCGCGGCATGCAGCTCGATCAGCTCCAGACCAAGCCGCACTGCGCGCTTGGCGGCAGCAACAAAGTCTTCAACCACGGCATCGATGCCGGCGTCATCCAACGCTTCCGGGATGGGATCGCCGGCCTTGAACGGCAGCGCCGACG